CGCTGAGACCTCAGGTCGCTAATCAAGTCATGAAGTTCGTTGCCCTCAACCACGGCGATCTTGTCGTCGTACGAGACGAGGATCTCAGTGCTCCCATGGTGGTGGAGCTGATAGAGCGCGAACGCGCCGTTGGACTGAAAGTCCGGGCTCCCATCGGTCCAGTCGATCAGGGTGACGATCCCCTTGACCTTTGCGACCTCGCCACGAAGCGTGAAGACAACACCCTCGGCGTCGTTCGCAGAACCATCCTTCTGCCAGACACGGGTGTCTAGACCCGTGACGTTGACAGGAAAGAACCTCTTAACACTGCCTCGAGAACCAGCCATCAGGGGCTCACGATCGTGTCGGGCCACCCCACATCGAAGCCGTGGTCGAAGTTCGCCCGACCACCGATCTCGATAAACTTGCTGGCCTCGACAGTGTCCTGGCGCATCATCGCCTGGATACCAGCCTCGAACCGCTGCTGAGGAGCGCCGGCCCTGCCCTGCTCATCGGCAGCACCGAGCATCCGCATCTCAGCACCATCGAGCCAGACGTTGTCGAAAGTGGCGGGGAACAAGGGGCGGTCGTTGTCGTCGGCGAGATCTACACCGCGAACCAGACACGTAACCTCGATGCTGTAGACCGAGTTCGGGACTGGCCAGACGCGCATGAACGCCTCGGTCCCGCTCTCGGGCCCACGACCACCCAAATACTGATCGGTGATCGTGTCGGTGAAGTCGCCACCGTACGTCGTAACGTCGCCCAAGAAGTAAGGCACCGAGCCGCCGACCCTGCTGCGGTAAATCCGAGTAAGGAAGTCCCTACGCGATGGCGGCGTCACCGTGACCGCGTGCAAGGGGGGAGCGGGCTGCGTGAACTCCACGTAAGGAGACAGTCCAGACTCAGCACCGCTCTGCTTGTCAACGAACGAGTACCAGTACTTGTAACTGCCCTGAGCAGGGCCCGAGCCGGAGCCAGAGTCCGCTGCCGCAGGGGCAGACACCGGGGCGGGGTTCGGCTCTCGCCGAATGACGCAGTAGTGATAAGGCTCGCCACTCGTGCTCGGGTCCCACCGAGCAGCATCATCCTGCGCCGCAGCGTTCAGCCGACTGGCGTAACCAGTCGAGTCACGGAGAACCACCTGGAGGGCAGCATCTGCGTCGAGAGGGAGGGCGATCTCGTCATACAGAACTGTCGCCGTCTGTGCAGTGACAGACGACGCAGTCCATGGGGCGTCGAGCGTGAGCGAAGTACCAGCCGAATCCAGGTTCAAAACTCGAACGGTGGTGTCCGACACCAGCATCCGCTTGCCCCACAACGTCACCGGACCAGGGGTTGAGATCGTGGCGATCCTGCTCCCCTGAGTCGCGGCGAACGTCGTGATCGAAGTGGAGTCCTGGGCTGTCGTCGCATATCGGTGCGTGCGACGGAGCCATGACCAACGCTTCCGGGACTCAATGTCCCGGCGAGCGTCGTTCAGGAACCCATTCAGGGCGGCGTTGCTGTAGCTCCTATCGGAGCGGCGGCGCTTCAGTGCTGACCGCGCGTCTGCGAGGCGCATTCTGGCCTCCTAGTCGCGCTGGCTAGTAGGTCACCGCGCGCTTGACAGTGAGGATGAAGGTACCCGACAGGTCGGCTGGGGAGTTCGCGATCGTAATCACGATGGCCGCAACCTCACCGTCGTTCACCGAATCGGAGGTCAGCGTAAAGTCCTCGGCCTGCAGGGCGGTCAGCCCGTTGAGCGAGGAGGCACGCGTGTCCACCGAATCCATCATTGCCGTCGTTCCAGTGCCGTCAGTTCCACGGTTCTGGAGCTGGAAGGCCCAGTAGTTCGTTCCGTTGGCTGCCAGGGTGGCATCGGGGACGAACGACAGGGAGGCGATCACCGAGTCCCCGTCGACTGCGTAGTGCAGCGGAATCGTCACCGTTCCGTTCTGGGCCTCGAGGCGAACGCTGAACTGCACCAGACCACCGAGGGTACGGGGGCCATTGGTCGCCATCGAGAGAGGGGCAGGCAAAGCCATGTTTCGTCTCCTTCAGCCGGCAAAGCCGGCAAGTCTAGTCAGACCTTGATGATCTGCGCGGAGATTTGGTCGTCGTCGTCCTCGGAGGCAGCGCGGGCGACAGCGACAACCTTCAGGCTATCGATCAGCGCCTCGATGTTGCTCCGCAGGTCGTTCACCTGATCCGCCAAGGACGCGAAGTTGTTGTTGATTGCGCCGCTCACGTCACCGGAGTCAGTCGCTCCTACCGCCGCAATGGTCGCGCTCCCAGTGCCGCCGGACGAATCAGTCAGCGCAGACGGCACGGTGAAGGTGGTGTTCAACATCTTCACGAGGTTGCTGCTGCCGTCCTGCTTGATGAGCAGATCGCCAGCGACAATGTTGTCGGAGTCTCCATCGACCGTGACCTCGGACACCGGGCCCTCGACCTGCACCGCGATGTTGGCTCCGTCCTGGAACTCAATCTCGATGGGGCCGTCAGCCGCCACGACCACGCCGCAACGGGCGAAGAGGCTCTCCGGCTTGGCCAGATCGATGTCGGGGGTGACGAACTCGTAGCCGTCGCCGAGGCCGTCGACCAACCTGACCTCGACCACGTCGCCGGGCTCGAGCGCGGCACCCGTGCTGTTCTTGCCGTAGATGACCTGAGGCGACGCTGCGCCGCCAATGTTCGCGATACCCATTTGGATCTCCTAGTACAGGACGCTGTTCGCGCCGAAGTCGGTGCAGCCCTGCCGCTTGAGGCTCGAGCAGGCAAGAAGGGGGTTCATGTAGCCGTTGACCACGAAGGCATCCTGGTTCACGGGCTTGCGGGGAGCGTCGATGCGAAGCACCTTCTGGTTCGACTGGCGCAGGAAGTGGAGCTGGAAGCCGAAGCCGTCGCCCATGTTCTGCGGGGCGTCGTTGAGCCCAGGGAGGGTGAACATCTCGGGGCTGATACCGCCCTTGACCGTCTGACCCGTGGTCGTCAGGAAGAAGCACTTGCCGGAGCCGGACAGGTTGTCCGCGTCGTACACGACCGGCAGCTCCTTGAACATCATGTTCTCGTAGCCGTAGTCAGCCATCTGGGTGTCGAAGAGACGCTGCTTCGGAGCGATTTCCTTCTCGTAGAACCCGTAGACCACGTCGTCGATGATCGCGATGTCGGGGTGCTTGCCCTGACCGGAGCAGGCCCGGTAGACCGTGTTCCAGGTGTCGAGGCCGTCCACGCCGAAGCGGGTCATCTGGCCGTACTGGTTGCGCCAGTTGGCGTAGGTGGCCTTCGACAGACCGCCGGGGGTGCGGGCGTTGGCTGCCTGCTGCGCGTCGGTGGCGAACTCGATGAAGGTCTCGAGGCCGTCGAGGCGCTTGGCGGGCAGGTTGGTTCCGTCAGCCATCAGGTCAGCGGAGATGCCAGCGAGGAACGTGTGCAGAGCTTGGTTCTGCTTGCTCTCGGCGAGGCGGATGACGCGGGACTTGCCCGAGTTCTCGTCCACCTCCTGCTGGTCCATCGTCCAGGAGAAGCGGTACTTCGGCCAGCCCTGGTAGCGAGCCTGCTCGAGGGTGTTCTCGGGGGTCACCGAGAAGCTCTCGAACTTCGCGATGGCTCCGGTGTTCACCGAGTCCTCGAGGACGACGGCGCAGCGCATCTCGGTGCCACCGTCTTCGACGGTGAAGGCACCGCCACGGAGGCAGTGAAGCATCAGCGGGTGGGCCCGCATGATGTCGTAGGTGACCTTCGGGTTGATCTTCGGAAGAGTCGCTGCGACGACACCAACCAGATCGATGGAGACGGTGTTGCTCATGGGGTCTAGCCCTCGGCTGCCGGGCTTGCAGCCCAGTCGGTGGTAAAGGTCACGGCGGCATCAGACGGCACACCGCGCTCTGTGAAAGTGTCGGCGAAGGCTTCGCCGAACGACATGGGAATCTTGGCTGGGCCTCGGCTCGGGGCGGAGTGCCCGGTCGGTCGAGGCGTGGGACGGGGAGCCGCTCGCTTTTGGCGGGCGGCGGCGGGGGCAGGGGCCGGCTTCTGGAGCTGGGCCATGCGGATGAACTGGCGGGCGGCGAACGTCGGGTTCGTCTCCGCGATCTCGACCAAATCGGAGTAGCTGGGATCTTCCAGGAGCTTCCCGACGACCGGGCCCAGCTCCTTCCCGTTCACACCCATCTCTCGAGCGACGGTGTGGTAGGCGTTCGTAAACGCCTCCCGCTGCTTGATCGGAGAGATGCTTTGCTGGAGGTCGGTGAAACGCTTCTCCCAAGCGTCGTTGTTCTGCTTCAGCGCCTGCTGAACGAAGAAGTTGACGTAGTCCTGGGGAGAGGTAGTCGTCGGGTCGGGAGGCTCGGGAGCAGGCTCCGGCTCGGGGGCAGCCTGTGGCATCGGCTGCTGCTGGGCTGCGAGCATGTGCTGAAGCTGATTGACCTGCGCCTCGAGCGCAGCCATCTTCACGTCAGCTGGAGAAATGGCGGGCGCCTCCGGCTCGGCCGGAAGTTCCTCAGCAGGTTCTTCGAGAGCCGCTGGCTCCTGGACCGGCGGCTCTTCCTCGAGCCCGGCTACGTTCAGAACCTCGTTCGCCTGATCTGCTTCCATGAGTCCCCTACCGTTTCATTCTTGAACCACGTTTCAGAATGAGACGACTGCGGGTAGCCTGCTGCAGTCTTTCGATGGTTGTCAATAGGAGATTCACGAATGGCTCGGATTAGACTGCAGGACCGAACAATCGACAAGTTCCTCGCGGACATGCACGCGTCTGAATACCGAATCGACGAGGAATACCGACCCCGTTGGAAGAAGGTCGAGGACGCCTACCAGGGGAAGTCGAGGTCCGAAATCCACGGAGGCATGCCGAACCATCGAGAGGTGAACTTCAACTTCATCCTGTCGACGGCGAACACGATCATCCCCAGCGTCCTCCCCACCGATCCCTACATCTCGTTCAGGGCTCGCGACCCCGCATACAGGGACGAGGCGAAGGTCGCTGAGGCATCCGTCAACTACGCCTACAAGCTGGGACGGGCGAACTCCGCCACCCAGAAGGTCCTTCTCGACTGCGAGAAGTTCTCGATGGGCGTCGGCAAGGTCATCTACAACCCCGCCGGAAACGTCACGCCGGTCCTGCACTACGACCAGGACCCTGTGATCGAACTGGACCAGGAGAACCAGACCGACGACGTGTCCGACGCCATTCTCGGAATGATGGAGGAAGACGGGTTCTTCCCCTACGTCGGAGACGACGGAGTCGATATCCCCACGCTCCAGCGTGTCGCCCCCTGGAACTTCCTCTACCCAGAGGGATACGACGACCTGCACAAGTGTCCCTGGGTCGCCGAGCGCATGCTCGTGAAGCTCGACGACCTCCGCATGTACGAGGGCTTTACAGTCAAGCCCTCAGTGCAAGCGAATGAAAACCTTTCGCTCAACCCCGCCGCCGGCACGCTGACCGAGGCCATCCTGCGAAACCCGGGACGGTCGGTCGAGGCAGGCTTCGTCACGCTGTACGAGATCCACTACTGGGTGCGTCAGAAGAAGCAGCTCAAGCGCCGAATCCTCTGGCTGCTCGACAACACCACCGCCACTGGCTTCGACCGCGTCGTTCGTCACATCGAGGACGACAGCGGAATGCGCGGCTACCCGTTCGTGATGCTGCGGACCGTCGTCAACCCGGGCCGCATGTGTGAGCCCTCGATTGCCGACCTCGCCACCATCCAGCCCATCGCAGACAGGCTGAACGACGAGTTGGGCATGGTCCTCCGGCACCACAAGCAGGCAAGCAAGCAGAAGTACGTCGCTGCACCCGGCTCCCTGGGAGGCGACTCGCAGTTCGAGAAGCTCCTCAAGTCTGACCGCGACCTGTCGGCAGCAGAGCTTCCGTCGCAGTTCAACGACGTGCGTCAGGCACTGCAGCTTCTGCCCATCGCCCCCATGCCGGCTGACGTGCCCTTCGTCCTCCAGATGCTCCAGCGTCTGATGTACGAGGTAGGCGGTGTCGACGTGTTCCAGCGCGGAGGCGTTGCCCGCAAGGGCACTACCGCCACCGAGGTGGCCGTCGCCAGTCAGTCCTTCCAGAACAGGGCCCAGGTGCGGAAGCGTGCTGTCGAGCAGTTCATCGAGGATGTCGCTCGTCGNTACCTGGACTGCATGCGCCGCTACTGGGTTGAGCCAAACTGGATTCGCGGTGCCGGCACGGGCGAAGACTCGTTCATCGAGGTCAGCGCCGAGAAGATGCGAGGTGCCTTCGACATCGAGGCGTCGGTGTCTGAGTTCGACCCGAACGAGCAGGTCAACGAGCTTCAGGCGTTCAACGGTCTGCTTCAGACCATTGGCGCTGTCGTTCAGACGCTTCTGCCGATCGTCCAGGCTGGCGCGCTCCCGCAGGAGACCATTCCCAACTTCATCGAGAAGTCGTTTGACCTCTGGAACGAGGACAAGCGTCGACTCATCGGCCCTCTGTCGTCGATGGCCACACCCATCGCGTCGGCATCCCCCCAGTCCCCGATGGGCGGTCAGCCCGAGGGGATGGGGTCGCCGGTACCCGGAGAAGATGAGATGGCTGCGCAGGTCGACGGCAATGGCTTTAACCCCAGCGGGGTTGGGGGTATGTTTGGCGGGCTCGCAGGCTCTGGTCCGAGGCCCGGTGCGGGTAGGCCCGTGGAGGGCTGATTCATGCTTTACGACTTCACCTGTGTAAAGGCCACTTGTGGGCGCGCTTTTGACGTGCCCATGTCCCTCGAGCGTTACGAAAAGCTGAAGGCGATGGACCCTCCGTTCTACGAGGTCACTTGCCCGATGTGCGGAACGAAGACCCCGAAGCGTTCCGCTCCGACGCCGCTGAACTCCCCCGTCGTGCACCGCGACTTCGGGGAGTGGAACCCCAGGACAGCGCCCGAGAAGTTGGTTGGCCGCTCCTGGAACAGCAAGGACGAGAAGGAAGCGCAGGTCAAGGAGGTGCTCGGCGACAACTTCGTGGTCGGCGAGACCGACCGCGACAAGACCGTCAAGCCCTTCAACCCACAGGCTGAGGTTGTGACTGAGTCCGACGTGAAGGACGGAGTCACCAGCAGCGGACCGCTGAACCTGCGTGGCTCCATCATCATGGCGATCGAGATCGGAAAGCCCTTCCGGGTGGCAGAGCTGGCAAAGCAGATCGGCGCTGACTACCGAGCCGTCTACGGCAAGGTGCGCGCCATGAAGGGCATCGAGAAGGTAGGCAAGGGCAAGTTCGTACTTCGCGCCGCCTGAGCTACTGGGGGATGTAGCCCGACGCTGCCATCTCCATTTCGATTGCCTCCTCGTTGGCGAGATCCCACATCTCCTCAGTCCACGTCGAGGCGTCCCACGGGTCTGGCTGCTCCTCGTACGGCTTCTTGTTGAGCCTGCCACTGTTGTGCGCGACGGCGATGCCGATGATCACACTCATCGCGTCGTCGTCGTGCATGCCTGAGGGCGCGCCGATCTTCAGCATCTTCGTGCCCTCTGAGTCGCTCTTGATCGTGGCTGCACGAAGGGCGCGTAGTTCATCCAGAGCGTTCCTGCTGCGGAGCTTGATGTACTTCTCGCGGAACGCCTTGATGGCCAGACCTACTGCCGTGTTCTTACTTGCCGAGGTGGTACTCCAGCCGAGCAAAGAGGTAGGTGATTGACCCACCTGATTCAACGTCTTGCGCCGGTACAGGTTGTAGTACCGCGTGTGATACAGCATGGCGATGAGGCCCTGGCCCGCACCGGTAGCCTCTGGCACCAGGATTGCCCGGTTGTAGTAGATGGAGATGAGCAGAAGTACGTCGGCGTACTCGACCTGATCGATCTTCCCCCGCCACGCTGCAACCTGCTCGAGGGTCGCCTCGTCGAACACAGTGACTGAGTCCCAGTCGCCATCCTCGTGACCGGCAGCTACGTCAGCTGTAACGATGTACCTCTTCCGTGGCTCCGCCTCTTTCCAGATAGAGAAGCGGCCGACGCCCGGCATCGCAGGTACAAGCTCAGGCTTGTACGTCGTCCACAGCCTCTCGTACTTGTCAGGCGACCATCCGCTCGTATCCACGATCTCGTACCACTTGTGCTCTGGACACTCGTGAAACTCGCCGGGGTCAAACCCGACGTAGGGCTCGCAGACCTCACAGGCGCATACGTTCGCCTTCTCCTGGTACTCCATGTCTGCCTTGTCGAAGACCAGACGCCCGGTGCTGCCGAACGCTTCCTCGTCGGTCGACGGGTACTGCTGACGGAAGCCGGCGGGGTCACCACCGCACTTCGTCATGATGGTCTCACGACGCCACTGCAGAGCCTCGAGGCTGACGTAGTCCCCGAACCGGTCGAGCAACTCCTGCTCGTCAGGCGCGAGGGTGCGCATGAACTCCTCTTGTCCGACCCGCAAAGGCTTGCGGTACTCGTCCATCAGGAACCAGGGGGTGAAGATCACGTACCACTGGCTGTCCTCAGAGCCTGGGTATTTCTCCTTCAGCGGCATCCACGGGGGGATCTCATCGCCAAAGACCCTGCCCGCCGAGTACATCTCGTGGTGGTAGTCACCGCCGCCTTCGCAGGTTGACTCGACGTACACGAAGGAGTCAGGCGTGTCGGGCACCGACTGCAGCATGTTGAGCATGAACTCGCGCGGGTTGTTGTAGAGCGCGATCTCAGAGACATGGACCTTGCGGGCCGTGATGCCGTTTGCGCTGGTCGCGCCCTTCGGCAACACCACGTTCAGACGTGACCGCAGTCCATCGGGCCCACGCGGAGCCCGGAAGTCGAGCGCCGTCCGGTTGTCGTACTTTCGCTTCGGCTGCAGAACCTCAGGCAAGTGCTCGTAGAACAGCTTGCACTTCGTGAACACCTCGTGGACCGTCTTGTCCGTGTGTGCGACAAAGAGGGCTGTCTCATCGAACTGAGTCACGCACTGGTGAAAGCAGTACGCCTGGACGAACGTTGAGCATCCGGTCTGACGCGCCTTTGCCTCCCAGACCCGCACCGGCTCTCCGGCAGCCTGGATGGAGCTAATCAGCTCCCATCGGATTCGTTGCGGAAGATTGAGGACAAGCGGCTCAAACGTTCCACCCTTCGTCTGAATGCGAAGTAGGTCGGAAGCGAATTGCGGGAAATCGACGTACCTGCCCGAGGTGAGGGCTGCCTCAGCCGAGCCTCCAGGCGCTTGCTCATTCGACCCAGTCGGGGTTTCGTTCCCCGTCCCGTCATCTTCGTTGCTCCATCGGGAACGTGCCATACCTTCGTCTCCAGTGGCTCACCCGTGTAGGGGTCTTTGCCCGAAAGGTGGTTGCTAGCGAACTTCTGCGCAGACCGCAGGTCCATTTTGCTCTTGGAGTACCTGCGAGCCAGCCAGTACGACTGGCCAATTACCGACTCTCGGCTGTACTCGTGTGGCGGTGTCAGCGGCACACCAGCGTCGAGCAGGTCTTCTTTGATTTCGTGGATTCGGTAACGGTTGAAAAAGCCCCGCCTGTACTCCTTGTCGCCGACGACAATCCTGGTCACGAGCTTGATATCCCGCAGGTCCAGCAGGCTGATGTACGTCTGGATGTAGAGGAGGGGTACGCCGAGGGCCAACGAGGCCACTTCGTCGGAGACGATGTCGTATCTCGAGGCGAACCAGATGGACTCTACGGGAGACCATAAATCGACAACGGGGCAGTGCGGAGGGATGGGAATGCCCACCACCTTCCGCCTCTGCAGCCCATGAAAGCTCATCGAGGGGACTAACTCCCCCCGGTGCATCGCCGCTACAAGCTCGCGCTCATGGCGCTCTTGCCTGGGGATGTTGCCGAACTGGGTCCAGTCGCCTTTGCGGCTTGTCTTGCTCTGGCCCCAGTCGTACGCGCCGACATTACTTAGGTCGGCAGAGGTGGCCTCTGACCACCAGCTCACTTCTTGCGGGACTTGCTCGTCGTCTTGCGCTTCGCGGGCTTGCGCGCGGGCTTCGCGTAGGACTTCTTAGCGGAGCCGGCCATCTTCTTCATGCCGGTCTTCTTCATGCCGCCGCTCTTCTTCTTGCCGTATCCGTACATGTCATTTCCTCTTTCGAGTAGTCGCGGTCTTCCTCCGCGTTGTTGTTTTCTTGCGAGTCGTAGTCTTCTTACGGGTCGTCGTGGGCTTGATACGCGACGACTTCACAGCCTTTGCCGCAGCCTTCGTGTTCTTCACGAACTGCTTGCCGGCCTTCGTGCCAGCTCGCTTCTTTGCCGTGGTCGCAGCGTACTGCTTCGAGGAGAGCTTCTTGATTGCCTTCTCAGGCATGTACCTCTCGCCAGTCTCCCCGGAGGGCTTACCGCTCTTGGTACGCCACTTCTCCTTGGTCCACCGCTTGAGGCTCTTCTGGCTCTTCTTCAAGCCCATTACTTCTTCTTCCAGCTTTTCCTGGCCTCAGCCTGGGCCTTCTGAGAGAGGTCGCCGTAGTGGTACAGACGCTTGCTCGAGGACGTGTGCTTCGCCCCCGAGTGCAGCTGCCCGTTGGGCATCTTGTGCATCTTGCCCTTATGGGCCTTGCCGGCCTTCGTGTAGTGCTTCACGCCCTTTGCCATTACTTGTACCCTCCGCCCTTCTTCTTGTACTGAACGGCCAGCATCTGCGCCTTGCGCGCAGACCACTGCCCAGGCTTTCCGCCCTTGCTGCCGGCCTTGATGCTCTCAAACAGACGCTTGCGCATCGTCGGCTTGGTGTAGTTGCCGGCCTCGTTGACGCGGCTCTTCCTAGCAGCGGGCTTCTTCGCTGGTGAACGCCTAGCGGTAGAGCGCCGTGCCGTGGACTTGCGAGTAGATGTCTTTTTTGCAGGCATTACCACTTCACCTTATCGGCCCAGTAGGCAGCTGACATCTTTCCCTTTGCGATGTTCTTCGAGTGTCGAGCCTTGAAGCTGGCTCGCTTCTTCTTCATCGCAGCGCTCTCGCCCTTCTTGGGCTTGCCTGCGGTTTTCGCGCCCTGCTCTCCGAAACGAATGGTCTTCGTCTTGTCGCCTTCTTTGGCAACGACGATGTGCGACTTCTTCGGATGGTTCGGGGTGCGCTTCGGCTTGTTGTAGCCGGACACGCCAGCGCGCTTGAGCTTCGCTGCGCCAGCGCTGCTCTTCTTTGCGGCGCTGCTTTTACGCGCTCCGCCCTTCTTCGTTGGCATCTCAACCTCCTTGCGGGGTCAACGATAGCCCCTCAGGCCTCCTTCGAGGTCTTCTTCCTGGTCGTAGTGCGCTTGGCGGTAGTGGTCTTCTTCGGCGGGGGCGGTGCCTCCCAGCGCCACACGTGCGCGACCTCGACACCCTCCATCAGGGGCGCTCCGGGGTAGAGCTTCCTAACGGGGTACTCGTGGGAGGAGGCCATCATGGAAACGAGGGCGAGGGGATCGGGATCTCCGTCCACGTCCAGGAGATGTCGCCATCCCACGATCTGCAAATCACGAAGTTCGCCGTGGTAGTCGATGCGAATGAAGTCGCCAACGCGGACATCCTCGGCAGAAGTAACTTCGGTCTCAACCATCTGTAAGCCCTCTCGGAAACACCCCCCACCAGCCCATCCGGTGGGGGGTGGTCGTCCGATGATACCGCCGGGTTCCCAGCGGCTGTGGTTCCCAGACACACTGACTGGTACCACACGCGGTGTCAACCGTCTGATCTACGCGTCACCGTAGGAGTAGCCTCGCCCGCGTACGCGCCAATCGTGTTGTACTCAATCCACTCCACGGCCATCAGGTACGCCTCAGAGGCTTCGACGTCATCGTCCCACTGCGTAGCCTGCGCTTCTACCAACAGGTCGTAGTCGTACACAGCGACAGCCTGTGAAGGCAGCTCTCGAGGCCAGTGGTCGTCAGGCATCGTCGTGATACCCACGACTGCACTGTCAAAAACATCCCGTGGCTCGAGCAACAGGGCGCCAGGGTTCAACTCCGCCAAAGCATCGATCAAGCTCATCGCGACAGCCTCTCTGCAATCAGCTCATGAAGCAGACGGTCACCTCGAGCAGCCTCGAGCACCAACTCCTCCACACAGCCAGACTCAACCAAACCCCGCATCACCTCGCGGAGCAGGCTCGTACGGCTCGGCTGACCGCCAAGAGTCACCCGCACCAAAACACTCGTAGATACCCGACGAGGATGAGAGCCGCCCCGACAAGGCTCACCAGCAAAGGCACCGCAACCACGACACACCTTCACCCCAGACACACGACCAAAGGCGCGATCAAAGTCCTCGATCTCCGAATCAGGAACACGAATCGTAAAAGGACGACTGCTCATGCCGCGAATGGTACCGCACACGACACACAACAACCTCCTAATCAGCCAAGCACGGACTTGACAGAGCTGTTACCCTTTAACGCGCCACGAGGGACGAGGCGCGTATACCTATTCTGAACTCTCGAGTCGGAAGACTCGAAGGCAGGTAGCGCAGCTACTAATCGAAGAACGCTCGATACACGCCACGCCCAGGCCCGCCCTAACACACGCGCCCTCAATGGCAGCCCACATCACGCACGTGGATGGGGGACATAATAAGTAATGGGGGGCACCACCCCCCGGGGGGGCTGAGGGTCGACCGCGTCGCGCGCCACCCTTAGTGTCGACCCCACACTATCCCCCC